ATGCTCCGCCCCCACCAAATGAACCTCCACCCTCTCCTGCCCCTGCTTCTGCGTTTTGACCTGCCATAGCAGCACCAGCTTCTCTCCAATTTGGGCCGCCATTGGTAATTTGATCGAGCTCCCAAAGCATTTCTCTATCTTTTCTAAGATACTCTCTATTTGCCATTAGATCTGTATCTGTCCATCCAAGATATTTTTTCTGTGCAAAAGTTTTTGAAACTAAATCACTTTGTGTTATGCTATTAAAGTTTTCTGCTTTAAGTTGAAATTTTTGGTTTTCTCTTAACTCATAGAAATTAGTAGGTACGTTAAAAGTGAGATCAATATCTGTCTCTTTTAATTTTAATTCTTCCCACATCTTCTTAAGCTTAAGGTGGGTTATAAACCCGTTCTTTAACCCAGCTGCAAAACGCTGTTGTTGTCTAATTATAAATCTCGCAAACTTTAATTCTTCCCTCAAAATATCAACACCGTCCTTATATACATCTTCTACGTTTAATCGGGTAACAGGTACTTTTAATGATTTGTAAAGCTTCTGTACAAAATACATCAAATCAGTTAACTCTCCTAAATTTTGTCCTCCCGGTAGTTGTGTTACATTTGTACCTTCGCTACCTGTTCTTTTTGCAAACCAAAAGCTATCTAGCATTGACTGCGGGTTAAACTTTTGCACAGTAGATCCTTGACTCGAGTCGTACGTGCGCTTTGACCAATAATTTTGCATTAATTTTCTTAGATATGCCTCTGCTTTGGGAGGGGGCATATTACCCACATCAACGTTAAAAACAAGTCTCTCTGGTGCTCGTACTAAGCGATAAATTACAATAGCATCTTCAATTAGTGATAACTGTCTATAAGCTCTTCTTGCGTTCTCTATAAAAGGTAGTCTGATAGTCTTTGTTTCATTCCAAATACCAGAATTAATATATGTGACTTGATTTACATCCATAGGTATTAGTTCAATCTTTGCCACTTTACCTGGATTCTTAGAATCGTAAATATTCTTTCTTAATAAATAGCCTCTGACAACTTGATTTTGTACATTTTCAAAAATAGGATCAATTACGTCTGAGGGTACTGTAACTACACCTAGAATACCTTCTTCAGGATATTTTTTGTGTATAATATGCTCCCAATAGAGCTCTGCATCAACAAGAAGTTGTCTTAGATATTCCCAGCCTCTGTGCTCAAGATCAAAATAACCAACATACTTTTGAAATTCTTTTCTTAATTTTTCTTTTTCTGTTTCAGATAACCCGCCCGTTTTAAATTTTAATTTTACTATTTCACCATTATCATCTTTATTAATAAACTCATCACATATTTCATCTAGTGCATCAGCTACTTCTGAGAAAGCAGCCATTACTCTATAATCCATTAACCTACGGCCCTTGTCAGGCTGTAAGTTAGCATACATAAAATTGTGATAGTCTTTGTTTTGTACTATATTAGCATAAAGATCATCTGTAAAGGTAAGAGAGGAAGAAATAGATTGATGAGCTAAAGCCTCGTCTCTCTTTGTACCTTTATCAAAAAATTCTCCGTACTTTGGATTTAATTGATTTATTTTATCTTGTAAGTTTAGAGATTGATAAGGAAGTTTAGACGAAATAAACTTCATTAGATCTCTTCCAAAAGTACTCTCTCTATTTGGATCTTGATCAGGCATAATTTATATTATTTATTAACGAAAATTAAACTTAAACTATAAATACACAACTTTATTGAATAAATGATGTTGAGTAGTCAATATTAGTTATTTGAGGATAAGCAGATATAGATACAGTTTCTGTTTCGTTTACTAAGCCTGTACTTAGAGGGTATATAAATGTATCATCTGAAAGCGATTCATAGGTGGTTAATACTGAAGTTGTGTTAAAATTAGCATCAATAAAGTAAATGTTACCTGATGAATGCTGCATATACGGGAATAACCACCCCTTAATAACAAACGAAGTATCGCCTGTAATCCTATATTTTTCCATCGCGGCTAAATCTGTGGGATATGCAAGGCTGATATTACCGTCCCATAAAACCTCACTTCTAATCTCCTGAGGTGTTTCTAACCCTCCCTGTGTTGTTGTGCTTGGTACTTTCCAAGAAAGAATAATATATGGATTATTATATGGTACAAAATTTGAAATAATTTGGTCCATATCAGATTGAAATTTTGTTAGTATTGACATAGATATGCCTATATTAACGGGGACGGGAGTACGATAAAATTGTGATTGTAGCTTTGTATCCGTCTCCCCAGATCCCCTCATTACATAGAATCCAGCATTTTTATTAAACACTCTTGATTCATCTCTACTAACACTATTAATACTAACTGCAACTACAGGTACTGTTAAATTTTGAGCTTTGTTAACTAGATCAAATATTATCCTTTGTTTAGGAGCATAAACGTATCTAACTTGAACCTTATTTTGCGGTATTCTATTTTTATTAAACCGTTTAATAATAATATTGTCAAACGCATTTACAAACTGCGTCACCACGTCTTTTATTTCAAAATGAAATGTTTCTAATCTCACTATATTATTTATTAACAAATACGGTCAATAAAAGACTTAGGAAGCTTTGCTTTTGATCTCTTTAACGTATTAACTATATTGCCATCAAGAATATAAGTGGTAGAAAAGTCATTTTTACTACGCGTTGCTCTACCACATGCTTGTACTAAAGAGTTTAGCATCTTATTTTCATACCATTCTTTATCTGTATCAAAGAGTTTTTTAATATGTTTTGATGATAGCGGTGGAAATGGGAGCTTTACAATAATCTGAAATCTTGCTAAATGATCTTTTAGATCCACTCCGAACGCTAGAGAAGGCGATACAAGTATAGTTGGAAAATCAGACTCATAATGTTCTTTTAAAATATCTTCATTGTTAGAGAGATTATCACGAAATAAAAAGCGCTTATTGCCGTTAAGTTTATTTTTCAGAAAATCTGTTATTTCTCGTGAATGAGTATGAATAATGCCTTTCTCTGTTTTGTGATGATCTATTATTGTTTTGATTTGATCGCAAATTGAAGGCAATACATTTGTTAAATTTTTATAGTTTAGTTTATTTTTCGAAGTAACATATATAGGTGATTTTTGTGGATTAAAATCGCTCTCTACTTCTACATATTCATATTCTTTAATGCCTAATGTTTTTGCAAAATTTTTATGATCAATAATAGTAGCAGACATTAATAATACATTATCTGCATAATCAAAAACAAACTTAGTAAGCTTTTCTACTCTTAACGGTGTAAATGTAACTTTTTTTGTATCTTTATCGATTACATACTCACAGTCCTTCCACAGACCATCCACCGTAGTTAGTGCATTGTGTAGGTTTTTTAAGTACTGAAGTTTAATTTTTTCAGGCTGTGAAAGGGTTCTCTGTTTCTTGTTTACACGGTTTATCAACTTGTTTATCTCTTCACTAATATTAAAAATTAAACCATAAATCCAGGATCTTGTTTGATCTCTACTATCTGTGATTAGCGTTTTATATTCAATATTATATATTTTTAATCTTTCATATTGTACTTCAGCAGAAAACCTTTTTATAAGCTCGTCTTCTAGTTCTGAGGCCTCATCACAAATAATAAAATTTTTACGCTTTACATGACTAGGCAATGCTAGGAACATTTTATAATTTAAGACAGCAAACTTAGATAACATTGCGCTATTTCTAGAATTATAATAAGGACAGCGGTTTTTTTCCCAACATTCATCTCTTATCTTAGAAACTAAAACACAGGGAGCAGTTTCGACATCAAAATTAGGGTCGACATCACAAATATAGTTTGACTTACCTTTTAATATATCTGTATCGGGAAATAATTTTAAGTACTGATCTTGTAGAGATTTTGTTATAGTAAGTGCAAATGTACCGAAGGGTGGTTCAGATAAACAATCAACTTCATTAATATAATTACCCGCATAATCCTGCTTGTAGGCAGAATATGTGGTAATGCTGTTTTTAAATTTCTCTGTGCATGGTGAGCTTAAGCCAGATAATGTTTTTGCTAAAAAACTTTTACCTGTACCAGTAGGAGCACAGCATATTACAAATTTTTTACCACTATTAAAAGCTCTTTCAACACCTTTAATGAGTTTTACCTGCGCCGAGCTCGGCTCATACTCATGTGGAAAATGAAGCAAATACCTACTAATCACGCTTTATTATAGTATAAGATAACAATAATTACAATACATTTATAGTTAGCTTTTTATTAAAAAGTTTAGACGTTTTTTCAATACCAAGAGTTTTAATAATGTCAAGTATCTTGTTGTTAGTTTTGCAAAAAGAATATAATGTGTAGTCGAAAACTAATTTTTTTTCTTCGGCGCTAAAGCTAAAAGGATACGGAATTTCATATATTATTTTTTTGTTATTCTTTTCAGTACAAATAATAGTAAATGTGCAAAAAAAGTCCTTTACACAAAACAATATTAACTTTCCTTTTTTTACAGTTTTTTCTTCAACATTAAAAGAGACGTAATGTTGTAAAAGCTTATTAACCCCTCTTTCTATTTGTTCCACAGATGTCATGAATTCATAAACCTCATTTTCTGTGGTGCGTCCATAAGCGCTAGTTTTTCGTTAAAAAATTTCCAAAACGTTTTGTTAGCAGGAATTACATTTATTAAATCACACGCTGACATATTAATACATCTATAGTCTTGCATAAAAATATCCCATGTAATAAGAACATTTTTAATTTCGGGATTAAATTTAGGTCTATTAATCGCTCTTCTATAATTTAAAGCAATTCTTCCCTCTGGACTCATTAAAAGAG